GAATAGGGGGAAATGTATGATGTATCTCCCCCCATAGTACTGGGATTGGATGCTAAACTTTACGAGTAGTTGTAGTTTCAGATATGAATTGGCCACCATTACTAATAATAGCGTCCATTGCATCCTTTGTACTAACTGTAACTTGCTTACCTGCTTTAGTTTCCATTACATATGCTACTATAGTTACTTCTTTAGCTGCAGGGCTTTGTCCTTGCATTAAAGCAGTTGTAGCAATGAGTGCGTCTTCAGCTTCCATTTCAGCTAGCTTACCAAGTAATATACCTTGGGCTACTTGTTGGTTCTCACTAGACAGCACACCACCAGCGTGTTTAAACTGGTCAGGATCTATGTATTCAGGTCTTGAGTTGCGGGATCTTCCCATTCTAAGTGACATTTAAGCCTCCATTGTTTTCAAAAAGAAATATAAATAATAAATAATTCAAAATGAAAAATAACGTAATCACGTTAGTGAAAATCCCACGATAGTGGGGTGGGTGTATATAAAACACCACATACCAAAATGCCACAATTTTTAAACCTTTTTGTAAATCTAATATTTTTTATATATTTGCTACCGTAGATTCGTAGAATATCAGCCTTTTAGTACCCTTGCAATAGTACTGCTATGAGGTTCAGAAGTCGGGTTGTAGATCTTTCAACATAGTTAGATCGAGTTGTCCCCGATACTACAGAAAACTGCTGAAATATAAATCCTGAGTATGGGAGAAATAACTGGCTTAGGATGAAATTTTCAGTTAAAGACTAAAATGCTCAGGGGAAAAGTCTATCTATTAATAATGATTTATGCTTATTTTATAGTATGAAGATATATACACTTACTATAGGTATAGATGAAGAAAATGAAGAAGTTGAATTCATCAAAGAAGAGCAGTACGAGGTTGATAAGCCTCTTCCTGTAGTAACAGCAGACGTAGCAGCAGTAGAAAAAGATGATGAAGATATTATAATGAAGATGTTACGCTTAGGATCAAATGTAGTTGGGAAGGCTTGAAGAATTACGCACCCTGGCGGGTGCTATATTATGAGACATTATAGAGTAAATAGAATTGATCACACAGTATTCGAATCTATGGATGAAGTCCCATCTGATATAGAAGTAAACCCTGATTGGAGAAAATCTAATGTAGGTGAATGGGTAAAGGCTGATGATGGCTGCGTTATCCAGGTATTAAGAAAAGGAAATATGATCAGAGATAAGGGAAAAGATCGTATACGCAGCTATGTCGGTACTTGCACAGGAACGTTTGTATGCCTTCCACGTACTAAAATGGATACATCCAAAAGAAAGAATATTTACTCATTTGGTGGGGAAATGTCTGCCGAGGAAAGAGTCGCCTCCCGAACTACGCTCTCAAAAAACGAGATATTGTTTGTGCAGTATCTCTCCCAAGGCATCCCAGCCCAAGACGCTTACTTGAAAGCTTTCCCCACTAATAATCCACATTATGCCAATACCAAGTCTTCTAGCCTTATAAAAACAGAAAGGATCATAAAAGCTATGAAAAAAGAATTAGAACCTATTATAAAAGAGTTGGGAATTAGTCCAAAGTATATTCTGGACAGAATAAAGTCTGAAGCAGATAACAGTGATAAGCCAGATGTAAGATTAAAGGCTTTGTTTAAACTTTCAGACATATTAGACCTTGAAGATAAATCAAGCACAAAAGTAACCCAAGTAACTGGAGCTTTATTTCAAGGTTTTACAGAAGATCAACTGGAAGCGGTAGAGCGTCCAAAGGAGTTAGAAGTATGAGATATTACTGGGAAGCCTTATTTAGTGTAGAATATTTTCCGTATTGGGAATTTTCTATGCTAATGATGCTGGTATTACAGCTATCAATAATAATAAGATTGCATAATTTAGATAAAAAGATAGATAAGTTATAGTTTTTGCTTTATAATTGCTATTTTTTGTATAATAAGGTACAATAAATGGCGAATATTAACACAAAAGTTGTATCAAAAGCTGAAGAACAGCTAGAATTAGCCAGAAAAGATCTTGTGGCTTTTGGAAAATTGTTCCTTCCAGAAGATTTTATGCGTTCTGAAACGCCCTTTTTTCATTATGAGGTTACTGATGCTTTATTGGATAAGGATTATAGGCAATTAGCAATCATTCTTCCGAGGGGTCATGGTAAAACAGTACTTACAAAGTGTAATATTATGCATGACTTTTGTTTTGCAACAGAACCTTTATTTTATGGATGGGTTGCTGCTTCTTCAAAGATATCAGTACCCAATCTTGATTATATTAAGTATCATATTGAATACAATGATAAGGTAAAGTATTATTTTGGCGATCTCAAAGGAAGAAAATGGACGGAAGATGACATCGAATTATCGAATGGATGTAAGCTTATCTCGAAGTCTAACCTTTCAGGCATTCGTGGAGGTGCTAAATTGCATAAAAGATACGATCTTATTGTCCTGGATGATTTTGAAGATGAGAATAACACTATCACCCCCGAATCCAGAGCAAAGATCTCGAATCTTGTCACGGCTGTGGTCTTTCCAGCTCTCGAACCTGCAGACGGCAGGCTTAGAATTAATGGAACACCTGTACATTTTGATTCGTTTATACAAAATATCCTTGTTGGGCACGACAAAGCCAAGAAAGAAAAAGAAAAATTTAGTTGGAAAGTAATTACTTATAAGGCTATTATGGATGATGGGCTTCCATTGTGGCCTAGTTGGTTTGGACACAAAGAGATGGAGCGTAAGAAAAAGTTTTATGCAGACTCTGGTCAACCTCAGAAGTTCTATCAAGAATATATGATGGAAGTTCAAAGTGCAGATGACGCTATTTTTACAAGAGATCATATCAAGTATTGGGATGGGAATTTCACTCATGATGAAGAAACTGGCCTTTCTTTTGTTACTCCCAATGGGCAGGATCCACAGCCCTGTAATGTCTTTTGCGGGGTTGATCCTGCCACCGACAGTGCAAGACGAGATAGTGATTTTTCAGTTCTTATTGTAGTTGCTGTTACTCCTGAAAATAATATTTATGTTCTCGATTATACTAGAAAAAGGTCTATACCAGTAGTATCTATATTAGGAGAAGAGAGAAAAGGTATAGTAGATTACATGTTTGATTATGCTAAAATTTATCATCCTTCACTTTTTACAGTAGAAGATACTAGTATGAGTAAGCCTATATTCCAAGCATTACAGTCTGAGATGCGTAGAAGAAATGATTTTAGTATTGGTTGGAAAGCAGAAAAACCTGGAACCAGGATGAGTAAAAGAGATAGGATACAGGAAGTATTGGCACAAAGATTTGCAGTAGGACAAATACATATAAAGAAAGAAATGTATGATCTAAATAGAGAAATAATAACATTTGGCCCTCGTATGGCACATGATGATACTATAGATGCACTAGCATATGCTTGTAAGTATGCACATCCGCCTATGAACTCTAAGAAGAGTAAAGATGGTGATTGGTATAAGCGTAAGCCTAAGGTAAAAGATTGGGTAGTAGCATAATGGTATACAAACATGGATATAGTGCAAAGCTTGTAAGGGTTGTTGATGGTGATACTTGTGATGCTATGATAGATCTAGGTTTTGATGTTTGGGTAAAGAAAAGAATACGCTTTATGGGCGTAGATACCTGGGAAAGCAGAACTAGAGATCTTGAAGAAAAGAAAAAAGGACTTGAAGCTAAAGCTTTTACTAAAGAATTATTAGAATCAGATGAAGGTAAGTTTGATATTGTATCCCATGGAGTTGGTAAATATGGTAGAGTATTGGGTGAAATATTTATTGAAGGTCAGGAAAAGTCTTTAAATGAATTATTAAAAGATAACGGTCATGCATACGAGTATGATGGCGGCAAGAAGAAGGAATTCGATGGCTGAGCCAATTAAAAAAGCTGAAAACCCTGCATTAGCAGAATTTATTTATGATTATGTAGATGTTCCTAAATATCAAAGAACATATGTACCAGGTGAATCTGAATTAACAGCAAGGCTTTTGGGCTTACCTCCTAGATATACATATGAAAATAAAATGAGCACTGTTCCTGAGCAGTTTCAGGAGGGCGAACTAAAAGATCCTAAATTATGGGAAACATATATTGATAAGGTATGGGAAAGCGTTGCAGAAAGTGCTTATGACCCAAGTAAGAGTCCAATAAAAGAAGTAGAGCCAAATGTTTTTGAAGTAAATACTGATACAGAATTTGGGAAAGCTCTTCAATCTAGAATAGATCTTGCTTATTCAAGGTCATTACACCAAAGAAAGGATCTAAATCCAGATCTTGACTATGAACCTATGTATAAGGGAGAAGAACCTTTATTAGGTGATATATATTTTGACGAAGAAGGTAATTTTCAAGATGTTTGGAATATTTCAGTTGATGAACATGAGCCCTTACTTACTCCAACAAATGTAATAAGAAGGCTTGGTGCACCTTTATTAGAAATGAATCAACCAGTAGTTAGGGGGAAAGCTACATATAGAGGATATAAATAATGGCTAAAAAGAAAAAATCGGATCAGGTTCGACAACTATTTCATTATAGTAATAATTTTATAAGAGAGCAATGGCAAAATGTAAATCAAGAAGGATATGATTTTGCACATGATGAGCAGTTAAAAGAAACTGAATTAGCATCTCTCCGTGAACAAGGAATGCCTACATTTACTATTAACAGGATATTGCCTGTGGTGGAAATGTTAAATTATTATGCTACTGCCAATAATCCAAGATGGCAAGCCGTAGGTGTAGAAGGTAGCGATACTGATGTAGCTGCAGTATTTAGTGATATAGCAGATTATATATGGGGGCATTCAGATGGAGACACTCTTTATTCTAATGCTATCAATGATTCTATAACTAAAAGTATTGGTTATTTAATGGTTGAGGTGGATAAAGATGCTGATAATGGAATGGGTGAAGTAAAGATAAGTCAACCTGAACCATTTGATATATATGTTGATCAAAAATCGAGAGATATTATGTTTAGGGATGCTTCTTACATTATGATAAGAAAAGTTCTTCCTAAAAGTCATTTAATTAAATTATTTCCCGATCAAAAAAGAAAAATAGATAAAGCGAATAGTGATGAGCAAACTAATTTTTCCTACACAAGAAGACCTATGGGCACAGGGGATCAAAGAACATTTCTTTATGATGATGATTCTATGGATGATATTGGTATTACATCAGAAGGTGAACAAGAGCCTTTAATAGAATTTTTTGAAGTATATGAAAAAATAAAAGTTGCTTACATGAATGTGTTTTATAAGGTTCCACCTAGTCCTGAAGAATTAAAAAGTATTCAACAACAAGTTCAGGTTAGGATGAAAGAAATGCAGGCTGAAATGCAAGTTGAATTAATAGAGCAGCAGAAACAAATGGAACAAGCTGTAGTGGAAGGAAATATGATACCTGAGCGTTACGAGCTTGAGATGAAAAAAGCCGAAGAAATGATGATGCAACAATTACAAGCTGCAGAACAACAATACATGAGCGAACTTCAGGCTGCTCAATCTGTAATAGAAAATAAAGTAATTTCTGAAAAAGAATATAAATTATTATTAAAAGATGAAACATTTGCTGTTAATATTGTTGATGCTGTTAAATTTTATGGGACAAGGATAAAACAATGTTGCTTAGCTGGAGATCAATTGCTTTATGAAAAGATCCTTCCAGAGAATATTACTGAATATCCTATTATACCATTTCATTATAAATGGACGGGCACTCCATATCCTATTTCTGCTGTAAGTCCTTTAATAGGAAAACAAAAAGAAATTAATAAGTCCCATCAAATAATGGTTCATAATGCTGCACTTGGTAGTAGTTTAAGATGGATGTTTGAGGAAGGAAGCATTGATGCTGAAATGTGGGAAAAATATTCTTCAGCACCAGGTGCACTTCTTCCAGTAAGACCAGGAACAGAAAGGCCTACCCCTGTAATGCCAGCACCTTTGTCTAATGCTTTCTTTAGCATAGTGCAACAAGGTAAGGGTGATATGGAATATCTTGCTGGTATCTATTCATCAATGCAGGGGGATACCCAGCAACAACATGAGACATTTCGTGGCATGCTTGCCTTAGATGAATATGGAACAAGGCGAGTAAAGCAGTGGATGAAAAATTCTATAGAACCAGCATTGAAGCAACTTGGCCTTGCTGTTATGCAATTTTCTCAAGCTGTCTACTCTGCTAATAAAAGATTTAGAATAGTTCAGCCTTCTGCACTACAAGAAGATCGTGAAGTAGAGATAAATGTACCAATATTTAATGATATGGGCGAAGCAATAGGAAAATCTATGGATTTCTCATCAGCTAAATTTGATGTAAAAGTTGTTTCTGGCTCTACTCTCCCTGTTAATAGATGGGCATATCTTGCTGAATTAAAAGAGCTCTTGCAACTTGGAGTAGTAGACGATCTTGCGGTTCTTGCTGAAACAGATATTAAGAAAAAAGATCTTATTGCAAAAAGAAAGAGTTTATATTCTCAACTACAAGGACAACTTGGTCAATTACAAGAAGCACTTAAGGATAGAGAAGGCACCATTGAAACACTTGAAAGGCAACTTGTACAAGCTGGTATTAAAGGCAAGGTTATGCAGGCAGAGATGGAAATCACTAAACAAAAAGAACAAATTAAAGGTGAAACCCAAGATTCCTATAGACAAACTGATGCTGAACAAAAGCTTTTACGAGATATGATGAACAATGAAGTTGATGTTAAAAAGAAAGAAATGGCTATGGAAATAGAAAAAGCTCGAAATCAGTTGCAAGATAGTAAAAATAATTCGTAAAATATTTCAATAGTATAACTAAAAAAGAGGTAACAAATGAACGAACAAGTTCAAGATTCAGTAAGTAACCCAGATCAGCAATCTGAAACCCCAGCGGTTCCAGAAGCAGAAAAAGCTGTATTTGGCTCTTCTGAAGAATCTTTTTTTGACGCTCTGGAGAATCAAGTAAACGGAGCGATACAAGAGGAAACCACTGAGGCAACCCAACCCCAAGTAAGCGACCCCGAACAGGTAACTCGCACAGAAGAAAATGTTGGCTCCAATAGTGTGGACTGGGACAATGATGGCAACCCTTATAAGAAGC